GTCATACCGCCGCGCAAGAATGCCAAGCCGTGGAAGCCATCGACTGCAGGGGCTATCGCTCGGAACGAGGCGCTGCGCGCTTCGAAATACCTTGGCCGCGCCATCTGGAGAAAATGGAGCGGATACCACCGACGAAGCCGCGCCGAGACGAAGATGCATTGCGTGAAGCTGCTGGGGCAGAGCCTCATGGCGCGCGACTTCGATCGTCAGGTCGCCGAACTTCAGATCCGCGCCGCCGTGCTCAACGGCTACACCGCGCTCGGCATACCCGTCACAGAGCCTGTGGGATAATTGCGTCCGGGGAAAGGGGAACTCCGGACGTTACCGACTTTGCGCAACAAAGCCCAAGCAATGCACTAAACCAATTGTCTTGATCATCGAAATCTTTGTCTAAATGATATTTTTTAAGACGCAGGTAGGAGTCGTGTTTACCATCAATGAACGGATCAAAGTCATTCCTCCTCAGAATGATCTTGTTGATGTCGCTCTTAGATAGACTGGAGTCTTCCAAAAGAATCTGACTAAGCGATGCGAGTGTTCCTTTAGACGGGACCACTCGGCCTTGCTCCAGTCTCACAATCGACGCCTGTGAAAGGCCGATACGCTGTGCTAGCTCCTCGCGGGAGATACCGTGACGGTGACGGTACATTCTGATCAGCGATCCGAAGAGGTTTTCTTTTTCGCCCGCCATTGACACTTCCATCATTAATAAAAATTGGTTTCGGTGGTCGAGCCCCTTCTTTCGTCAACTAGGACTTCACTACGTTTCAGGCTCGCCTAGATCTGCGCCTTAATCAAGCCGTCTATGGCTGTTTAGCCGTCTCTGACATCAGGACCAGGCAATTGACCTTTTCCGCTCACCTACTCTGTGGGGCACCCTATAGCGGAAGCTACTTCCTGCCGGAGCATCAGTATCCACGAAGGACTTGGATAATTTACGACCAGACAGCCTCCCCAACTACCTACTCTATTTAGCGCGCTTGTCACTTACAGACCAGACCACCGACCCAATGGTCAGCAGCGCGCCGATCACGGGTTCGACATCAGAGGCTTGGACGTAGCCCTTGGCGACGAGAGCAGTGCCAGCGACGGTCAAAACTTGGCGGATCAGCGCCATGATTGCAGGTTTCAACATGATTTTCTCCTGTTCAGATTTCATTGCTGGTTGAGAGGAATTCGCCCGGCTTCATGGTCGGCAGGCGCTGCAATCGGGGCGGAAAGGTTGCGGGCCAGCGCGCGCCGAGAAGGCGGGACTTGGCGATCCGGGCGATGGTGACGGCATCGGACTGGTTGCCGCCGAGCACATAGAAATGCGTGTCATCCTGGCCCATCGCGAAACCCACATGGCCGCCTGAACCGCGTTCGAAGACCAGCACCGCGCCAGTAATCGGCTGCACTGCTTGCCCGAACAGCAGCCAGTTGCGTGCCCAGTAGGGATTGGTGCCCAGCGCGCCGAGCAGCGGTTCATCAGGCAGGCCCATACGGATGCAGGTTTCCACGAAATCCCCGCACCATGGGTTCTTGGATGGATCGCCAAGGGACCGGCCATCGCGTTTCAGCCAATCCATCAGCCAGGATCGATCGCGGGCCTCGTGACGGCCGAGGGCAGACTTGGCCTCGGTGATCCAGGGCAAAGGGCCTGGCGGTGCGACAGAAGCAGCGCGGCCATTGGCGGCCAGGAGCGCCTTCATTGCGCGAGCAGTGCGCAGGCCCCACAGGCCATCAATGGCCCCAGGGGAGTGGCCGAGTTTGACGAGACCGCTTTGGATAAGGCGGATGGGTTCACGGGTTTCGGTCGGCATGGGGAGGCTCCTTTCGCCCGTCGCCGGGCAACAAAAAACCCGTCTTGCGGGCGGGTTGGGTTAGATCGGGTTGATGTGTGGTGTGGGGGTCAGTCAGTTCGGCCGCGCTGGAAGGCCTCGAACATCAGATCGCGCATCGCGCGGATGTCGGTCTCAATGCGTTCCAGCCGGTCCGCATCGTCGTCGCGGTCTTCGGCGCGCTGGCGATCGACGCGGTCGCGTTCGGCGGCCAGTTCGCGATCAAGGCGGGCAAGCATGGCGTCGTTGGTGAAGGCTTTGCGCGTGACGGAAGCCAGAAGAGCGATGGTGCCGGCGATCAGTGCGGTGATGGCCGCCGCGATTCCGTTGTCGCGAAACGCCTCGGCGACTTCCTGCAGGAAGCTGGTTTCCTCAGTCATGGAGGGTCTCCTAGAAGTCAGTTTCGACGTAGACGCCGGAGCAGTCGTAGGCGACGGCTGCGGTGGTCGCGCCGGTGTTCATGTAATTTCGGGGGCTCAGAAGCTGGCTGGCGGCGGGTATGTCGGTGGTGATGGTGAACTCGACCGCCGCGCCGCTGACTTCCTCGACCACTCGCACGCCAATATCTGAGCCATTCGGAGCTGCCGCGATATAAAGCGACAAGACGTTGGTGGTGCTGGCCACCGGAAAGCTGGCACCCAGATCGGTCAGCGTTGGCGCGCCGGAGCCATCATTGTGCACCAGTTGCCAATTCGTGTGGGTGCCGCGCTGGAACCCGATGCCGATGCAATTCACTGCGGCCGCAAGTGCCAGTGTGGTGGCCAGTGCTGCCGTTGAGCCATAGAGCCCAAAGAACCCCATTCCAGTCGCCTGCAATGTCGTCATCGACAGCCGGTTGACGTAGCTCCATCCACCAAGCCCATCGGCATTGCCGCGCCAGCAGACCCATCCGGCAGACCGTTCCTCGGCTACAGCGTCTGCCGTCGCAGCGCTGGTCATCCGCCAGCGTCGCATGCTGGTCGAGAGATTGGTTGTCGCCAACGTTGGTGTGGCAACGGTGCCCACTGCCGTGCGCGGCATTCCGTTGGTGTTGACAGTTGTGCTCGTGGACGGAGCCCACGTTGCGATCCGGTTGACCCCAAAATGCGGCTGAAGGGGAAAGAACCGCCCCGAGGGGCGCTGCACATCCAGCCATCCGGCCCCCGCGCGATCACGGGCATAGATGGCCAGTTTGCCAGTAGGTGGCGGGTCAGGCACCACACTTTGCCCCTGCATCAGCAGCGGCTCAGCCAAATCGACCCGGCCAGATGTGCGGTCGATCTTGATGGCCTCAAAGAAAGCCGTCCCATCCGGGCTGACCTTGATGCTGAAATCATCGCTGCCCAGGAGCCCGATCAGCGCCCGTGTCGAAAACCCGGTCTTGAACGCGACGGCCGCGTCATTGTCGGGGGCGGCTTTGTTGACTGTCGCCTCGATCCCGGCACCTGCGTTGTTGAACAGCATGGCTGGGGCGTTGATCGACAAGCGGTTGTAGTTGTCCGCGGTGGCCCCACCGAGGCCGAGCAGCTGCGCAGTCAAATTGGCCTGCGGCATCGCCACCGCCGTCACGGCATTGGCAAAGGTTACCGTCGGTGTATTCACCACTGTGGTCCCGCCAGCGCCCGCGGTGGCCGATCCGATGTTGACCACCGTATTCGATCCCGACGCGCCGCCGGTGCCGATGTTCAGGGTTTTGCTGACGCCGGTTGTCGTTCCGCCAGTACCCATCCCATAGGTTGCCGTGCCTGTCGCAGTGCCGATCGTTGCGGCCGCGGCGGAGACCGTCACGGTTCCCGATGCCGTCAACGTGCCAGTGAACGTCTTGTTGCCGGTGAATGTCTGTGTGCCTGCGAGGATCGCCAATTCGCTGGACGTGTTTGGAAGCGTGAAGATCCGGGTCGTGCCTGTGCTGATCCCTGCGAGTTCAAAGGTGGCCTTCTTGGTCGGATCGGCGTCGTCGTTTAACGTGAACGCTGTATCTGCAACCCCCGCGGCCAGCAGCGCACCAATTAGAGATGTCCATGCTCCGGCGCTGAATATCAGCGAAGCCTGCGTCGCCTCATTCCACGCCAGCCAACCGTCTTTTGGCGCATAGAATACCCACGCCCCATCCTGCCAGGCGGCGATCTGAGTGGCGCGCCCGGCCCAGAGGCCGGTGGGTAACGGGCCGATGATCCAGCGCTGGCCGTCGCCGGGCGATCCAGGCGGCGCTGACAGGGCAGCACTTTTGACAGAGATCTGCACCAGCACATCGAGGAAGCGGAGCCCCTCGTTCACGGTCACATGCTTTTGCGATTGGCTGGCCGCGAGATAGGGCAGCGCAAGATTGGTCGATTGGCTCATGCCAATGCCTCCGAGATTAAGGTCAAAAGGTTTAGACGAGGGCTTCGGCGCCAGCACCGCCACCCAGCGCGCCGATCTGGTAGACGCGGTACCGCAGCGAAGTGACCGGCCCACCAAAATCTGCCGTCATCATCGCCGCGGTGTAGAGAAACGAGGCGCTCGCGATGCCGGACACCGTCCGCACCACTGCCGCCCCGTTCAGGATTTCCAGATCATAAGCTTCCGTCGCCTCCCCGAGCGGCACGTCGACCAGAACCCAGCTATCGCCACTGCTGGCCCGGGTGCGCCGCAGCCATGTCAGCAGGATAGCGCCTCCTGGCTGCGGCACCCCACGCAGTTGCGCAGGGCTCAGCGGCCGCAGCCCGCGCCCAGACGGTGTGAACACCAGTTGCAGGTTCAACGGATCTGCGGCCGCCACATTAGACGGACCGATCCTCCAGTTGGCAGGCAGACCGATATCGCTTTCCGTGATGGCAATCGGCGTCACGGCAGAGTTCAGCACCACCACCCGCGCGCCAGCCGGAACCGGGTTGCCCATGGCGTCCTCGGTCCCGAATTGGCCACGCAGCAGATGGGTCAGCCTCCACCGCCCCGGGCTTTGCAGGGACGCCGTCCCGAACTGGACGATCTCCCAAGCATCGGGCCCGGTTTCGATTGCCACAGGATTGCCCCCGGCCAGCAGCGCCTCGTCGTCAAGGCTTGCGAAGGCGCCTGCCGCAATATCGACCCAGAGCTCGTTGCCATTATCAAACCGCCAGACTGGCCCCGGGTAGAAGTCAAACGCCAGCGACCCGAGCCGTGCGGGTTGGCCGACCGTGCCCAGCGCGGTGAAGCCATCGATGGACGGGCTGCGCCAGATCAAGGCCGACCCATACCAAGGGGTTGCAAACACAGCCGCATAGGGACGGTGCGCCGGAATATCGTCCGCCAGCTGCGGCAGGTTCATCAAGACTGCCGCGGGTGGACCATAGACCGTTGGGGCGATGAACGCGGGCGTGCGTTCGGGCCCGGGCGGCAGATCATAGAGCGTCTGGTCGGTGCGTTTGGCCTCAACCCGCCGCGCACCGCCGTCGGTGATCCGGGCCAGCACATATTCCGGAGCGCGGCCGTCATGCTCCAAGCGGATCACATCCGTAGGGTCCAGTGCCAGCCGCGACGGTGGCAGGGCGAAGGCGGCATCCTCGCGCCCTACCCATTCTTCATGCAACGCCCGCCGCGCCGCGCGATCGGCAAGGGCTGCGGGATAGACAATTGGGAACTGCTCGCTCCGCACGCGCGCTGTATCAACTGTAATCCGCCGGGCTTCCACCGATAGTGCGCCATAGTCTTCGTCTGGCATCATCAGGCGCCATTTCAAAGCCCGGGGCAGCTCTGTCTCCTGCGCGCGGGTGAAGCTGATGTCCTCGGCGTTGCGCTCTGTGATCACCAGTGTTTCGGCCGCGATCTGGGCCACAGCGGCCCGCCCGCGCGGCACAAAGCGCAACTGCCCGCCGGTCTCGACCACGTCGAAGCCATGGAATTGCGCCAGGGGCCCGATCGATGCGCGCGCACTCTCGATGGCGGTGATCGCGTAGCCCGGGACGGTGGCAGCTAGTTGCGAGACATCAATCAGATCCAGCGGCACGCCGCCGGTGCGGCAGAGCTCGCGGACCAGTTCAGCAAGGCCGCAACCGCCAATCCGGCCCGTCAACCAATGGCCGAGGCGAAAATTGTCGATGTCGGACCAGACATCGGAGCGCACAGGGAAAGCCGGATATGGCCGCGCGTCCCATGTCCAGATCGCGATCTCTGCCGTGTCGATCATCCGCCCTGCATAGAGGCTTGACGCGGGGTTCTTAGCCGGATCAGCCCAGTACGGATAAAGCGCTTCGATATACCTGCGCTGCACCAGATCATCCTGATATCCGCGCGAGTGATAGGGCAGGAAGGATTCAGACGACTTCGGATCAAAGAACACATTCGGCTGGTTGGTGCCGCGATCGACGGCGGGTGCCCCGGCCTCGGTGAAGCGGATGGGCTTTGATTGCGGCACCCAGGCTGTGGGCGATCCACTTTGGACGCCGCCGGGCCGGTTGAAATGCCGCTCCGACCACCAGTTGCGCAAATCCTTGGTCCGGAACACCCACGGTTTACCATAGGCACCGTCGGTGATCGGGGTGCGGATTTGTGCGTTACGGTCGCTATCGGAGGCATAGAACCAGTCAAAGCCTTCGCCCCCCTCGATGTTGGATTGCAGATAGGGCAGATCGTAGATCGCAGGCGCACCAGCCAGGGCGTCCAGATGCTGATCGCCATCGCGCCAATCGGAGAGCGGCATATAGTTGTCGATCCCCACAAAATTGATGTTCGCGTCGGCCCAGAGTGGATCAAGGTGGAAGAACAGATCATTGGTGCCGTCCTGCGGCTGGTGGCCGAAATATTCCGACCAATCGGCGGCATAGCTGATCTTGGTGTTCGGGCCGAGAACGCCCCGGCAGGCGGCGGCAAGGCTTTGCAGGGCAGTGACAGCCGGATAAGTGCTGGCGCCCGATCTAATCTGGGTGATGCCGCGCAACTCGCTGCCGATCAGGAAGGCATCAACGCCGCCCGCAGCTTTGCAGAGGTGCGCATAGTGCAGCATCATCCGGCGCAGGCCCCAGTCGTTCGGCGCGCCGGTCCAAGATACCGACGTGCCCGACACTGCGAAATTGCCCGGCACGGCCGCACCGAAGAACGCTGACACCTGCGAAGCTGCGGCTGCCGTCTTATCGACCGTTCCCGAAAAGCCTGGCGCGGGCGAACAGGTGATCCGCCCGCGCCATGGATATCTCGGCTGGCCCAGCGCCGAGGCATTGTCCGAATAGGGGTTCGGTAGCGTGTTGGCCGCGGGCACATCCATCAGCAGGAACGGATAGAACGTCACCCGAAACCCTCGCGCCTTCAGTTCCTGAATGGCCTGCACGATCGAGAAGTCGCTGGGTGTGCCGCCATAGGCCGGGCCGCCGTTGACCTGCGAGACGACATAGGCGGCAGCGCGGGTCACGCCGTTGACCAGCCAGATCTTCGGCGCGGTCACTTTGTTGGCGGTATCGACGCCCGGCCTGATCTGGCAATTGCCCGCGCGCAGATCGGTGCCAAACCAAGACACCACCAGCGACACCGATTTGCAGTTTGGGGCCGTGGCTTCCAGCTGATCCAGCGAGGTCAGGAAATCGCACTGCCCGCCGCTGGAATTGACGTTCTCGGGCAGCACGGCCCCATTGGCGATATTGCGGGTGACAGGCTCGGTCGCATAGATGAACTCGCCCGAAGAGGGGATCATGTTCACCGCCGTCAATAATTGCTCAGCGCTGTCGGGCTCCTCGGAGGGTCGGTAGATCTCGAAGGACAGCTGCGGCATCCGGTTGCCGAAACTGGCGAGGGGCAGGTTTTCGAACACGATGTAGGCAGTGCCGCGATAGGCTGGTGCCTGACCTGCGCCCATCATGGTCTCAATGAACGGATCTGGCATCTGGGTTTCGGTGCCGTGGTGCAGCCGCCAGATGGCTCCCGGCACATCAAAGGCGCTGCCATCGGCCCAGATGCGGCCAATCCCGCCAATCGGCCCGGTGGCGAGGGCCACGGCAAAGCTCGCGAAATAGCTGTAGTTCTCGATCACAACGCCGCCACCGCCGCCTTTGCCGCTGCCGCTCTGGCGGGTCTCGGTGTATTCCTCGCGAAAATCCGTGGCCCAGATTATGTTGCCGCCCACCCGCATCCGGCCATAGATGCGCGGGATCACGGCGCCTTCGGTGGCGCTGGTGACGCGAAGCTCGTCCAGCCGCGCGCCTTCCTGCCGCTGATCTGGGGTGAAGGAGGCGATGATGCGGGAATCAATCGCCGAGCCGATCATCGAGCCAATGCCGCCGCCGATGGTCATGGCGGAGACGCCCAGCAAAGTGCCCCCGAGACTTGCGCCGAGGGTCGAGCCGATGCCGCCCAGAACAATTGCTGCCATGTCGATCTAACCCGCTGCTGGATAAAGGAATGCGAAGGCCGCGCTGCGCGCCCAAAGCGCGCCCCACGGCTCTTCAATGACGCCCGCGCCCTCATAGGCGTGGATCAGACCGGTCTCGCTGCGAATGCCGCAGTGTTTGGCCGGGGCATTGCGCGCCATGCGAAACAGGATCAAAGCGCCGGGACCGGCATTTGCGATTGGGATTTCCAGCAGGAAACGCCGCGCGGCTGTAGCCAGAACTTCGTCCCCACCTGCTTCGCCCCAATCGCGCGTATAGGGCGGCGGGGTCACGGGCTCGGCCCCATGCAGATCCCGCCAGATCCCGCGGGCAAGGCCGAGGCAATCACAACCTGCGCCCAGAGCGCTGGCCTGATGCACATAGGGCGTGCCGAGCCAGATCCGCGCCGCTGCGATCACGGCTTCGGCACTCACAGCGGCTGTCCGGTATTGCCGCCACCCTGCGTGGGATAGCGCACGATGGTGTCGTCGCCGGGGATCGCCGGGAAGCCTCTAAAGTTCACACCATTGCCGAATTTTATCCGGCAGGTTGCGAACTGCTTGTCACAGCCCGCCTGGATGAAGAACCCATCGCCCAGCGTGATCTCCCGCACCGGCGCCTCGATCAGCGTGATCTGGGCTGCCCCGGCCACGATGGAATGGATGGAGACTTCGGCGCGCCGCCCAGCATTGGCACCGCTTGTCCATTCGACCCGGCCCAGAGCGAACCAATTCGCTGCAAATCCGCCCAGACCGGCGGTCCTGAATGCCCGATCGCCCGACACCAAGGCCACCGATCCGCTGCCCGAATAGCTGGGGGTGGCCAAATTGACCCCGCAGCGCGCATCACCGAGTTCTGCATCGCAGTAATACTGATAGGTCCGCCCCACTGGCTGATTGAGAAAATGCGTGAGCGAGCGCACTTCGGCCACGAACACCTGCTTGCCGCGCCGGATCTGGCCAAGATTGCCACGCCGCATAAGCACTCGCTGTGCCACATCCTCCCAATTCACCCGCCAGACCTCGATCGCCGCATTGTCCCAGCGCCCATCCAGAATATCGGTCTCGGTGATCCGGTCCGACCGCAGCGCGCCTTCTGCGTCCTGCCCGTCGACCGAGAAATCTGCACTGGCCCGGATCTCGGAAGCGGAAAAGCCACTGTCGGGCTCGAAACTGGCGCCCGAGATTACAAGCGTGCGGTCGTGATCCGTAAAACCGAAGATCGCGCCATCGGCCCGCTCAATCCGCCAGCACCACGCGAGCGTGGTTGTGCCATCATCGAGATGGGCTTGCATGTCTGTGGGGAGGAGTTTCATCTACGGACCTCAATCAGGGGAATGGATGTGATCGAGCCGAGCCGCTCGAAATCGAGGGTGACATCCAGCGTGTCGGTGTCGAAGCGCACGGGCACGTCGAATTCAAAACCGGCAGTGATCGCCACGCCGGGGGCCGGGGCTGCAGTGAAAGTCACCACGCCGGTGGTCGTGTTTATCGTCCAGCCGGTGATCTGGGTTGCGCCGTTCAGGGCCAGCGCAACGGTCCCAGCGACCGGCTTGGTGATCGTGCGTGTCCAGGACTGCGCGCCGCTGGTGTAGAGTTTCACCAGCTGGAACGTGGTTTGGGTGCCGTTGCCGGTCCCGATCGGCTTGTCGGTGGCCGTGGGATTAGCAGACGGCAGGCAGGATTTGTAATCGGCCCAGTCTTTCCAGCGAAACCCATAAAGCCGCCCCCGTCGTGCCTCGAAGAACGCGGTGACCGCCGCCAGATCGTCGGCTTTGCGAATGCCGTATGAGGCATCATAGCGCCGCCGCGAGTCTGCCCATGATCCGTTGCGTTCCTCGTCGCCGCTGGCCATCTCGACAATCTGGGTGCGGCGTTCCGGCCCGCCGCGCGCGCCGCGGCTGATATTGTCGGGGAAGCGCACCTCGTGAAACGCCATCACATGCCCCTCCGGCCAAGCGACACAGCGCGGGCGATGTCGGCCGCCACCTGCGAGCGGGATTGCCGGAAACTTTCGGCGTCACGGGACATGATCGTGACGTTGACCGCAGGTGCCGCACCTTGTCCCTGGCCATAGCCAGCTGCTTCCCTGCGCGACAGAACCCGCTCGCCGCGTTGCAAGATCGCGGGGACCTCATCGGGTTTCAGCCCGGCCCAACCGCCCGAATGCATGCGCGGCGCTCCGGCGAAGGCCATACCGGGCACGATCCGGTGGCTGCCAGCGACGCCAACTGTGCCGCCAGAATGCAGGATGTTCGCGAACAACCCGCCCGCGCCGCCAAACGCGCCCGACAAGGCATCTGCGATGGGGCCGAGAATAAAGCGCCGCGCGGCCAGTTTGGCCAGATCAGCGATCATCGAAGTGACGAGGCTGCTGAAGTCCAGCTTGCCGGTCTTGACGAAGTCGCCCACAGCATTTTCCGCGCTCTGGAACGCCCCGACCAGCGTCTGGCCGATATCGCCCCCGATATCGCGGGCCTTGGCAGAATAATCGGCAAGGGCAGCCGTCACCGCACCCCAGCCGGTTGCCGCTTGGTTCGCACCTTCGGCGGCTGCGGCCCCGGCTGTGTGCGCTGCCGCACCAGCACCACCGGCAGCGGTGGCCGTCTCATCAAGTTCGAGACCGAGCGCATCTGCCGAAGTGGCAGCATCCGCGAGGGCTGTTTCCGCCTCGGCCCCGGCGCTGTTCATCGCATCGCGCAGTGCCTGCCAACTCGCCAAGGGGCGGCCAGCTGCATCGGCCAGCATGCCTGCTGCCTCGCGGTAGCCGTCGGCCCTGGCGCTGGCATCATCTGCTGCTGCCCCAAGGCCCAGATCAGGCGTATCGACGTAAGTTCGCCTCAGTGCCGCGGAGAACGCGTCGGCGGCGGCAGCACCGGCCGCCTCGGTCGCCCCCGCGAAGGGGTTGTCGATCCCGCCGAGTGCCACCGGATCGAGGGTGCCAATCCGAACCCCGCCTTCGCCGGTCGCCCATTCTGGGAGCAGATCCAGTGCGGCGTTGAGCGTCGCAATGAACCCGTTGATCCGGGTGACGACACCGTTCAGCATCGACTCGACCCCGCTGATCAGCCCGTTCGCCGCCTGGAACGCGAAGTCGCCAATGGCACCGGGGAGCCTCCCCCAGATCGCCTTCATTGCATCGAATGTGCCCTGAAACACCGCCACCGACCGATCGCCAAAACTGAACACGCCGGTGATGGCACCGTCGAGCGCCGTCAGCGTTGTGGCCTTCATCCCCTCCCAACCTGCTGCCATCCGTGCCAGTGCTGCATCAAGCGCGAGGCCGATGTGCCCCCACACCTCGGAGGCGAGGTCGGAGAGCAAACCCATCGCGTTACCAAAGCCACCGGCACCAGCCATAAGCCGGGTGAACTGATAGACCAGCTCGCCCGCACCGACGATTAGCGCGCCGATGCCGGTGCGGATCAGGGCGCCGCGCAGGATCACAAGGCCGGTGGCCAGAGTGCTGACCGACAGGGCTGCGGCGGCCATACCCGCCACCCAGCGCCCGGTCATCAGCGCCACAAAGGTCGCGGCATATGTGGTCAACCGACCAATGTTGTCGAACAGCATTGTGATCGCGATGCCAACCGGGCCGGTCGTGCGCGCCATTGCCGCCAGCGCATTGGCGACCGCCTCCAAGGCCGGGGCCGCCGCCACCGCCAGTTGGTTCGACACACCGCGCCAGATCAGCCCCAACCGCGAGAGCGCGTCATTGGTGCGCTCGATCTGATCGGCGTCCTGCTCCGACACCACCACCCCGAAATCTCGCAGATCCTGCGTGGCCTGCCGAAGGGTCGCGCTATCGATCCGCGACATGGCGATGCTGCCTTCCTCGCCAAAAAGCTGCCCTGCCACCGCCGCGCGCTCCGCCGTCGGTACGAAATCCTCGATCGCTTGGTTGATCTGGCCAATCCGCTCATCGAGCGGCAGGGCGATGAGGTCCGTGGCCGATAGACCGAGGCGGTCCAGTGCGGCGACCGCCGGTCCGGTACCCGCAGCGGCCTGCGACAGGCGGCGCGTGAGATCCTTGGTCGCCTGCTCAATGCTGGTCATGGCAACCCCGGCCAGCCCGCCCGCGCGTTCCAGCACCTGAATACTCGCCACGGTCGTGTCGAGCGATTGGGCCAGCTTCGCCTGCGCATCGATTGTATCAAGCCCCGTCCGGACCATGGCCACACCTGCCGCAGCCGCCGCGGCGGTCATTGCGGCCAGCGCCAATCCTGCCCGGCGTCCAAAGCCCACCAGACGCGCGTTTGCCATCTCCATCTCGGAGGACAAACGACCAAAGCCACGAGCCCCGGCTTCTCCTACGCCTTCCAATTCGGCGCGCACTTGTCGTCCGCCGACCGCTGACAGGCGGACGCTGACCTTCTTCTCAGCCATGGTTTTCTCCGATTTGCTCGTTCACTTTGCGGACCATCACGGCCTCGATTTCTGGAAGCAGTTCAGCGGCGATGAGTGCGTCGATGCCCAGCGCTTGCGCCAGTGCAATGGCAGCACCCATGTCCCACCCCAAGACCGCTCCAGGGATCACACGCAATTGGCCACCCAAGCGGCCGACCAGATCCCAGACCTGCCAGCCATCCTGCGTTTGCGGGCGGTTCAGTCTTGTGGGGCAGTCAGGGCAGTTGCGTTCGCGGCCCTTGTAGGGCTCGCAGGCGGCGCAGTAACGATCGCCCCCGCCGAACGACCAGTCGGCAAGGGCGCCGAGGCGTTTTTTTCCGCGTCCAGGATCAGGCCGCGCGCGACGTATTGGGTTTGGAATGCCTCAAAGACCGGCCAGATTTCCAGCAGGGCGTCGATACCTTCCGCTGAAACCGGGACAATATTGCCCGCGTCATCGCCCACGCCTTCCCAATCCAGGACGGCGCGGCGCGCGACGGCTTTTGCCATGGCCAGTGCCAGCTCCTCGGTCGTGGCCGTCTCGGGCATTGCCTCGATGGTGGCGTCGGCCCGCGCAGAGACCATCAGTGCCGTGGTAAGCGGGCCCACAAGCAGGCGCAGCCCGGGGGCAAGGTCCAGCCATTGCGGCGTGGCGGTCAGATTCAGTCGGATCATGGTCAGTAACTCGCGATGCTGTTGATGAGGGTGGCGGTGCACATCCGCGCGGGGCTGGTGGCTTTGGCGGCCTGCCAGTCGAAACTGGCCTGCACGCCCTGCGGCCCGGCGATTTCGATGCGGGGGATCGGCAAATAGACGGCGTGTGCGGTGAACGTGAAACTGGCATTGGCGCCGAGGCTGTAATTAAACTCCAACTCGCAGGGCGTGCCGTCGATCGCTTGCGTGACGAGCGTGCTGTCGGAGAACCGCACCTCGATCCGGCCGGTCAGCGCGGCCATGGTCGGGTCAGCACCGTCAATCCGGCCATCACCGCGAATGGTCTCGATCCGGTCGAGATTGTTGGAATAAGTGATCTCGGCCGAGACTACGTTGCCTAAGCTGCTGCCGTTGCGCTTCACCGTGCCGTTGAAATGGCCGAAGCGCTGCAAGCCGAGCGATGTCGGCGTTCCGGCGGCCGTTGCGGCGGCGATGGTCTCGCCTTGAGCGATTAGCTTGGCCGAGGCGGTCAAAAGGCCGGAACGCTGCATCTGCCAGGACAGCTGATCCAGCACACAGCCGGAATACATCGCAAAGCGCGGCACCTCGGGCATGGCAGTTTCAATCTACATGCTGGGCAGGGTCCAGTTGCCTGACTGAAACATGTGGGTCTTGGGCGTGGTGCCGGTAGTTGTCGGTTGGCCGAACGCGGCCTTCAGCCAATACCCGAAAGCCTCGACATCGATTGGCACCACGACGTCGCCGTCGGCCGTGACCGCGTCCTTGATCGGCGCCAGCGGATCTCGGCCATAACCCAAGAGTTCCGATTCCAGCAGCGGTTGTTCCGAACCCAGCGTTGTCCGGGCAAAGGGCATCAATCGGAACCCGCTGACCGGCGGGGTGCCGTAAACCGTCTCAAAGCCAAGCGCCATCTGCGCCCGGGCGCCTTGCGCTCGTGCCATGTCTTTCTCCTTATTGTCGGGGTGTCAGGCCAGCGGGCCCGTGGTGGTGTAGTGTAGAACGACGGTGATCACCGCCGCTTTCAGGGTGACAGCGCCCTCAACCGGCAGATCGACCGAAGCTGGTGCTTCGGCCTCGATCCAATCGCAAAGTCCGCCGAGCGTGCGGTCAGTTTCCAGCGCGGTGCCGATGCTTACGATCAAGGTGTCAAACGAGGTCGCCCGCTCTTTCGCCGCCTGGACGACCACCTCCAACTCGGCGCGGTGCTGATAATGGTAGCGCAGCGGTGACAGCGTGACTTCCGGCTCGCCGGACTGTCCGTCGCGCAGAATGATCAGCCCGACTGGCGGGACGCGTTCGGGCAAGACCTCGTCACGCAGGACTATGGTGGCAATGGTTTGCAGCCGTGCGTGCAGCGCGGCGAGGATGGTTTCGCGAGTTGTGGTCGTCAATTCCATGTTTCCATTTCGAAAGGTTTGGAGAGACAGCGGACTTGCCTACATTGTTGAGTCTGGCGCACTATGATTGAGTAGAGTGAGCGGGTTTTGGGACAAAGTTCATTCCAACAGCTCAATAAAAAAGAAAGCGGAGGTTGTGCTGTGGCGGATTATTCTCGGGTTCTGGAAGCGATTGCCACGTCAAAAGACCCTAAAAAACTGCGTCGGTTTCAGGAGAATGCCCGCGAAAAGGGCGTACCTGAGATTGTGGAAGCCGCCTTTCGGCGCTTGCTCGAAATACTGCCGGATGAAGTCCCAGGCAGCGTCGAACATGATTTTTGGAAAACGATACACGCATTCGAGGAGATCCTCAGAGAAGAGCGCGGAAAGACAGTTCGGTTGTCGCGGGCTTTGTTGCGCAAAGTCGGTAACGTCCGGAGTTCCCCTTTCCCCGGACGCAATTATCCCACAGGCTCTGTGACGGGTATGCCGAGCGCGGTGTAGCCGTTGAGCACGGCGGCGCGGATCTGAAGTTCGGCGACCTGACGATCGAAGTCGCGCGCCAT